ATAACCTGTGGCCGCACAGGCTCTCGCTAGTAGTACATGAAGCAATCCGACTGTGCTGGATAAAGTTGGCCTGTAATGTGTAGATTGTCTTATCGGCAGACGAAGCCGTGAGAAGCCAGATGAAGTTCTGGAACGACAATCGCACCCTAATGTATTTTAATATGGTATCATTTGTACAAATGATATGGGGGTATAACTTAGTGGCAAAGTAGTAGGCTTTTAACCTATTAACCGGAGTTCGATTCTCCGTACCCCTACCAAAAAATTTGGAGCTTGTTCCCTACGGCGGACTGTAAATCCGTTGCCTTAATATGTAGGGTGGTCGGCAGTTAGGTTCAATTCCTTCAGGCTCCACCAAATTAGGTCTTAAAGTGTTCATGGACGCACGTTGGCTTGTCACGCCAAAAGAGTGGGGATCGTTACCCCCTAAGACCGCCAAATTATCGTGGGGTGGAGAAGTGGTCAACTCACTAGTTTCATACGCTAGAGAACGGCGGTTCGAATCCGTCCCCCGCAACCAAGTTTATTCCAGAGTAGCACAGCGGTAGTGCAGTTGACTGTTAATCAATTGGTCGTAGGTTCGATCCCTGCCTCTGGAGCCACATATATATTTGGTGATGTAGCACAGCGGTAGTGCAACTCCTTCATACGGAGTAGGTCGTTGGCTCGAATCCAACCATCACCACCAATTTTGCCCTATTAGTATAATGGTATTACACCTGTTTTGTAATCAGGTTACGGCAGTTCGATTCTGTCATGGGGCACCAATTAATAAAAAATAAGAGTTTGAAATGATACAAGCAATAAAAACAATAACAGAGCAATTTATGGCACTCTTGCTGGATGATCCAGTAAGACCTTCTATTCCACACCTCGATAGAGTAGGTGAGAATAAAGATATTTTTGTTTTGCGTTCCGAAGATGATAAGATAAAAGCAATTACTTGCGTTAGTTATCAGACAACAGTTCCAACCTCAGAGGCAGAATTGTTTGAAAAATGTTTAGAACCAAACGTAGCAGTTTTCTATACGATTTGGAGTTATGCTCCAGGTGCAGGTAGACAACTTATCTTTGATGCGGTAAAACATATCAAAGAAAATAGAAAAGAAATAAACAGGTTTGTAACACTATCACCACAAACAGATATGGCTAAAAAATTCCATATACGTAATGGTGCAAGTGTTTTTCGTACCAATCCAGAAACGGTGAATTACGAATACAAAACTGTTGTGTTATAGTGCGGGATTGGTTTAATGGTAAAACGAAACCTTGCCAAGGTTTAGTCGAGAGTTCGATTCTCTCATTCCGCTCCAATGCTTCGTTAGCTCAGCGGTAGAGCTGCGCCTTTACACGGCGAAGGTCGGGAGTTCAATCCTCTCACGAAGCACCAAAGATTTTGCCCCGATGACGGAATTGGTATACGTGTTGGTCTTAGAAGCCAAATTTTGGGAGTTCGAGTCTCCCTTGGGGCACCAAGTTTTCTCGGTGTGGTGAAATGGTATCATTCGTGGTTTGGGGCCATGTGGCGGGGGTTCGATTCCCTCCACCGAGACCAAATAAAAAAAAGGAGATAGTATGTCAGATGGTGGTAAAGGAAGTAATCCAAGACCATTTAGTGTCAGTAAAGATGTTTATGACAATCGTTGGGAATTAGCTTTTGGTAAAAAAACTCCAAAAGAAATCGATGATTCAAAATTAGAAGATGAAGCATTTGAACATATTCAAAAAACGAATGAGTTAAGAAAAGATTAGGGGGCAGCAGAGGGCTGCGGTGGTTCCTTGCAAGAATCATGTCTAGAAGGGTTCGATACCCTCGGCCTCCACCAAGTTTTAAGTTTACAATAATGTTTTTTAAGTTTGCAATCGGTCTTTAGTAAAATGAATATTACACGGCGCTACGAACGCTGAGGTGGGAGTTTGATTCTCTCAGGACCGTCCAAACCCCGTCAGAGTAACGTCTGGCTACTATGACCCGTAGGAAGTGAAGTGAGTTCGTCACTCAAGGGTGGTTCCAGTCATACCGAACTGGCGATGGCAATGCGAGAATCCTCTCTGGTCGGGAAGTGGGTGGAGGTCGTGCGTGATGAAAGATTAATTGGAGTAAAATCTGACCAAATTTTTGATACGATATAATTACCACCGCAGAGAGGAAGCACTTTGGCCAATTAGCTCAGGGGTAGAGCAACCGCTTGATAAGCGGTAGGTCGGTGGTTCAAAACCACCATTGGCTACCAAATTTATATCTCGCTGGTGTTAACGGCAGCATGACGGTCTCCAAAACCGTGGGACGGGGTTCGAATCCCTGGCGGGGTGCCAATTGAAATGATGTCTACATAAGTAGACGTTATGATTAATATGCGGGTAAGCTCGAGGTGAGTCGCCAGCCTTCCAAGCTGTGCAGAGTGGGATTCGATTTCCCCTATCCGCTCCATTTACTCTCGCCATGGTCTAATGGATAAGGCAACGGTCTTCTACACCGTCCGATGGGAGTTCGAATCTCTCTGGCGAGGCCACTAATATAGAAGGGAAAATATTGTGAAAAAACTTAATTTGGATGAAGTGAAACAATTTATAGAAGCCCAAACTCCCGAAACAAAAATCTATATTGGTTGTGATTCGGAAAGATTTAAACTAAACGGATTATGGTACGCTGATTACATACTTGCTATCGTTGTTCACATCAATGGTAACAATGGATGTAAATTGTTTGGTGAAGTTGTACGTGAAAGAGATTATGACCAAAAGGTAAATCGTCCACGTTATCGTTTGATGAACGAAGCGTACAAATTATCCGAAATGTATTTGAAACTTGCTGATGTTTTGGAAGATAGATATGTTGAAGTTCACCTTGACATTAACCCTAATGAGATGTATGGTTCAAGTTGTGTTATCAGCGAAGCAGTCGGTTACATTCGTGGCACTTGCAATGTTGTACCTATGGTTAAACCAGAAGCGTTTGCGGCATCTTATGCTGCCGATAGATTCAAAGGTTTAAAAGCAGCTTAAATTTTGCGGGTGTGATGGAATTGGTATACATATCAGACTTAAAATCTGAGTTCTGTGGGTTCGAGTCCCACCATCCGTACCAAATATGGGCTGGTAGCTTAATGGTAAAGCAGGCGACTCATAATCGCTTGAGTCTAGGTTCAATTCCTAGTCAGCCCACCATTTTTTGGTAAATAAAAATATATGTGTTGACAAAGTGCATATATAATAGTATGATTAGAAATATGCGGTGTGTAATAGTACGACATAGAGTTCCCCTTTATGTTAGCTGAGCATAGCAGAACACCGCTCCAATTTATGAGGTAATTATGGGATTAACAATTAAAAACCTTGAGTCTGCATTGTCTGGAGAAAGTCAAGCACACATCAAATATCGGTATTTTGCTAAGATTGCGAGAGAAGAAGGCTTTGAAGATGTTGCAAAACATTTTGAACATACAGCCGACCAAGAAATTCTCCATGCTTGGGGCCACTTAGAATTACTTATTGGCAAACCTTCAACTAGAGAATGTTTGGAGATGGCAATTGATGGTGAGACTTATGAATACACTACAATGTATCCTGAGTTTCATGCACAAGCAGTTAAAGAAGGCAATATCATTGCAGCAGGTGTTGCAATTGAGCAAATCACAGAAAGCAAAGAACACGCCGAAGAATTTACTGAAATTCTAAAGAAGGCAGAGAAACGTTTTAATGCTTTGAAGAAAGTTGAAGAACGCCACGCAAATGCTTATAAGAAAGTATTGGAGACATTATGAGACCAGACCATGTATGTATTGTTTGTGGCCATGTACACGATGAAGAAGTAGAAGGCAAGTGGGAAGACCTGCCTGATAACTTTGAATGTCCTGAGTGTGGTGTTGGTAAAGACGAATACGAAGTATTGTGAAACACCTATTCCCTTTAAGGGTAAATAGTTCTATTAAAAACCATAAACGTATACAGAAAACGACAAAGTATGGTTTCATGGTCAATAACAAAGAACTTATTGACCTAACTTGTAATCTTTCTACCACAATTATTGGTTACAATAGACACGATATTGTTGACCATGTATCCGAAAAACTTAAAGAATCTCTGCTGTGTCCTACTGAAATAGAAATGGATACAGCAGATGTTCAATTGTTAAGTGATAACATCTACAAAGATACTGGTGCATATTCAATCTATAGTTTATCTGGTTCAGATGCAATTGAATCGGCAATTAGATGTGCAACAATCTACCATGAAGGCCGCAGAAAAAACATTGTGGCATTTCACAACTCATTTCATGGATCCAATTTATTAAATCTAAAATTAAGTAATATTGATCCTGCCACAGCGGCAAGAAACAAACCAAGTGATGAAGGATTCATTCATTTAAAGAATACAAATCACTATCATAGTATCCAAGATTTTGAGCGATACACAATAGAACAATTAAAGGTGTTGTTTGAGAAACAGAATGTATCTTGTATTGTACAAGAATCATCTTGTTGGTTGGCTGACTTTATTACACCTTCTCAAAAATATTGGACTGATTTAAAGAATCTTTGTGAGCAACATGATGTGTTACTGGTTGTAGATGACATTGCAATTTGCGGTGGCAAAACCGGTCAATTGTATGGTTTCGATGTAGTACCCGATATATTCTGTGTTGGTAAAGCATTTAGTGGAGGTTACTTTCCTTTATCTGCTTGTTGTGTTAATCAAAAAGTCTATGACAAAATTAAAGATAAATTATTGACACATAGTTACACACATTCATTCCATCTTCCAGGAATTGTTGCTGCTAATTACTACCACAAAATTCTTAAAGAAGAAAACATATTAGAAAACGTACCCAATATCATAAGCAATGCCAGAAAAATTTGTTTTGATTTACCAATCAAAGTTTTTCGTAATCATGGAACGATGTTTAGTATTAGATTAAGCAAATCATTATTGACACAAAAAGTTGATGAAGTTTTTCAAAGTGTGGGTTTGAATAAAGGATTTATTGTTGATGAACCTACAACAGAAAAAATTATTTGGTGTGTTCCTTTAGTTGCAGACGAACAGTACTTTAATGAAGTTGAAAAACGATTAAAACGTGCTTTAGAATTATTATACTAAGTGATTGAATTTATTGAGAACATCATCCCATGTTCTTATAGATTTATCTCTAAACCTTAAACTGACGCACCAACGTTCTTCTGTTGTTGTTTGTATAGCATGAGGAACATCAGTACGAATAAGTGTTAAAGATTTACCAATGTCATGTCTTGCAGTTTCTTTTAGTTCACTAACGGAAAACCCTTTATATTGAGTATCTGCTTTACTAATTTCGGTTGGTCTTTCTGCAATAGAAGGATAACCTGGTAAAACATCATACCATATCATATCACCTGAACCGAAAGGAACAAAATTCAAACCAAATACACCGGTACCAACATACGGTTCAGTAAACCCATCAACGTGAGCGTGTATTGGATTTAAGTTTGGATATGAAACAAAGAACATAAAACAATCAAATTTACATTTGAGTTTTTCTTCAGTTTCTAGTAACCATTCTTTACAAAAATACCTTTTAAGGGCTTGACTTTCGTACTCGGACCATTGACCATGTGGTCCGTAAAGGCCTTCAGGTTTAAGTTTTGGATAAAGTTTAATATCGATATCTGGTGATAACGCATCACTACAATCAATTTTTAAATCGTGCCAGAGCATAAATTACCTTTTAACATTTTAACTATATATTTAGAGCGGGGTAGCGCAGCGGTAGAGCAATTGGCTCATAACCAATAGGTCGGAGGTTCGATTCCTTCCCCCGCAACCAACAGGAGAAAATTATGGATATTCAAGTATTGAAACTAATTACCGGAGAAGAAGTTCTCTCCGAAATCGAAACACAATCTGAAACGGAATATGTTCTATGCAATCCGGTAGGTATTGCAGTTGTACGTGGTAGAGATGGACAACCTAGTGTAGGTCTCTCACCTTTTCCACTACATTCAGAGGAAAAGAAGAATAAAACTATTGCCATCAACAAGAGAAATGTTGTATACTCTTATGTGCCCGCAGAAGATTTCGTTAATAATTATAAACAAGTCTTTGGTGTTGGCATTGTTCTTCCAGCTCAACAACAAATTATTACAGGTTAAATTTGAATTTCTATACTAATGTACAATGCTTCGGTAATAATATTCTTTACCGAGGTGTTTTGGATGGCAAGAGAATTAAACAGAAAATCGATTATTCACCTTCTCTGTTTATACCATCCAAGAAAGTGACCAGCTTCACAAATCTGGAAGGCGAGTATCTAACACAAAAGATATTTGGTGATATTCGTGAAGCAAAAGAATATGTAAAACAATTTGATGGTGTTTCTGGTGCAACTAAGATTTATGGCAATACTCGTTATGAGTATGCCTTTATTGCTGACCAACATCAAGGTATGGTCGACTACCATTTTGATAAACTATTGATTGCAATAATTGATATTGAGGTTGGGTCTGAAAATGGTTTCCCTGATCCATATGCAGCCACAGAACCAATCACAGCTATTGCCATTAAATATCTTAATGGTCATACGTATGTTTATGGTTGTGGTGATTATGAAAATCATGACCCAAAAAACATCACATATCATAAATGTAAAGATGAATGGTCTTTGTGTAAGGCATTCATTCTTGCATGGGAACAAAAAACACCTGATATCATTACTGGTTGGAACATCAAGTTCTTTGATATTCCATATTTGATTAATCGTTTTCGTAAAATTCTCGGAGAAGATGTTGCAAAGAAACTGTCTCCATGGAATTTCATTACTGAAAGAAATACAATCATCAATGGCCGCCAACTTATTGCCTACAATCTAATTGGTGTTGAATCACTAGATTATATTGAACTATACAAATGGTATGCGCCTGGCGGTAAATCACAAGAATCATATCGTTTAGACGCCATCGCTCAAGTTGAACTTGGTGAAGGTAAAATTTCATATGATGAGTTTGATAACTTGCATCAGTTGTACAGATTAGATTACCAAAAATTTATTGATTATAATATCAAAGACGTTGAGTTGATTGTCAAGTTGGAAGATAAGTTGAAACTGCTTGAGTTGGCAGTAACTCTAGCTTATGACACCAAAACCAATTTTGAAGATGTGTTTGCACAGACCCGTATGTGGGACTCTCTGACGTATTCCTATCTCTTGGAGAAAGGGATAATCGTTCCTCCACGTATTGTGAAAGAGAAAGACTCTGCCTTTGAGGGTGCATATGTTAAAGACGTTCAGGTTGGTAAACATGATTGGGTTGCATCGTTTGACTTGAATAGTTTGTATCCACATTTGATGATGCAATACAATATCTCACCCGAAACACTAATTGAACCAGAAGATTATACAGAAGAAATGCGTGAGGTGCTTTCATCTGGTGTTGATGTAAATAAATTATTAATGAAACAGGTAGACACTTCTCGGCTGGTTAATGTTACAATTACTCCTAACGGTCAATTCTTCCGTACTGACATTCAAGGTTTCTTACCTAAGATGATGGAAGAAATGTATACTGACCGCAGTAAATTTAAAAAGATGATGTTGAAGGTATCACAGGAATATGAAAATGAAAAAGATGAACGAAAGAAATATGAACTTGCAAAGCAAGTTGCAAAATATAACAATCTACAACTTGCAAAGAAAGTTTCTCTCAACTCTGCTTATGGTGCTCTTGGTAGCCAGTATTTCCGCTTTTATGATTTACGAATGGCTCTTGGCGTCACTACTGCTGGTCAGTTGTCTATTCGGTGGATTGAAGCTAAGATAAATGCCTAC